GTATCTCCTGTAATCGTTGATGCTACTCAGCCCCACGCGGTCTATGATAGTCCGCCGAACTTTGTAAGCGAATCCAATCCGCAAGGATTGGGATAGTAAGAAAAAGAATCCCCTTCCTTTAGGTGGGGGAGTATCAAATAACAGGATACTAAAATGCCACAAATTTACAGCTACCAAAAAGTTACCGATGCTATTACCAGCTACTGGCTGCGGCTACCAGTTGACGAAAATCACCATTCATTAGGTACAGAACTGGCAACCATCGACGGTGTTACTTATGTGTCGCTTCCTGACGGAGTGGATTTGCCTACACCACAAGCAGCAGAGATAACAGCCAGCCTCCAGCTAATAAGCCCTGACGATGCGTTGAAAGCCGCGATAAAAGCGGCCAGTCCGCATTATCAGTTGATAAATGCACGGGTCATTGAGCAGATACGCTCTCGGTACTCGGTGGATGAGGAGATCAAAGCCTTACGTTTGGCAGGCAGCGCAGAGGCCATCGCCTGGGCAGACTGGGTCGATGATTGCAGGGCATGGGGTAGAGCGGAAGGGTTAAAACTAATGGCAGCCTCTACAGCAGAAACAGCCAGTTTGGTTGTTCAAGATTTAAACAAAGCCGATGCCTTGGCAGCACGTACCCGCGCCAAGTTAGTTGCACTTAAAAATATGAGTCCGGATCAGGTGGAAACGTGGTGCGGGGCGAATATTACTAATCTGGCACAAGCACGCGACGCGCTGACAACCTTGTCGGTCGCGGTCGGCATCCTTTCAAGAAGGCTATAAACTGAAATGTTAGGTGTAACGGCTTTTACAGAAGCGCCCTTTGCAGATATCGGCATAGTTTATAGTGCTGCTGAAAGCGAAGCACTAACGCTCTTAGCCGAACAAACTGCTATTGCTCATTTTTTAGGCACGCAGACTGAAGGGGTAGCCGTGGCGGATAGCCAGGTTGCTACCGCCGATTTTTTGGGCACCCAAGCCGAGAGCATATCGGTTGCAGATAGCCAAACCGGAATCTATGTCCAGTTTTCAGACCAAGAAATAAGTATAACGGCAACCGATACGCAAGACGCTACTGCTGATTTTTTAAGCGCCCAAGCCGAAAGCATAACTATTACCGACAGCCAAGCGGCTACTGCTGACTTTTTAGGCGCACAGGCTGAGAGTATAGCTTTAGCTGATACCCAAGATACCACTGCTGATTTTTTAGGATCGCAGGATGAAAGCGTAACCTTGGTAGATAGCCAAACTGGCGTATTGACCGCTCTTTCAGACCAACTAGAAAGCCTGACCCTGACCGATACGCAAGACGCTACCGCTGACTTTATAAGCACACAGGAAGAGGCTATTATCTTAACCGATAGCCAAGCCGCCACTGCCGACTTTTTGAGCTCACAGGCTGAAAATGCAGCCTTAACCGACACCCAAACCGGCGCAGTAAAATATCCGGTATCCGGTTTTGATGCTATCCATCTGACCGATACCCAAACAGATAACTATATCTTTATTCGCTGGACACGTACTAAGCAAACCATTATCAGCCAATATGCCAATTCACCCATCCTGTTATCCTTACTGAGTGATTGGACAGAAGCGATTGATCCAGCCGTCAATATTGACGCGTTTTATAAACTGATATGGAATGTTGATACAGCAGTAGGTTATGGCCTCGATGTGTGGGGCCGGATCGTTAATGTATCTCGAATATTATCCTTACCGGGCGGCCGTAAATTCGGTTATGTAGTCAGTTCCGGTGCGCAGGACTGGGATCCGCTCAATCAACAGCAATTTTATAGCGGCGTAACGACCACAGAAAATTTTATCTTGGCGGATGACGCTTTTCGTATTCTGATATTAGCCAAAGCCCTGGCAAATATCTCCAACTGCGCCATCCCCACCTACAACAGACTATTGATGCAACTGTTTCCTAACCGGGGCAATGTCTATGTCCATGACACCGGCAATATGTTGTTTGAGATCATCTTCACCTTTATTTTACAGCCTTTTGAAATCGCCATCATTGAACAATCCGGCGTTTTTGTAGGGCCCACCGGCGTAGGCTTCACTTATCAAATTATATTGCCACAGACACTAGGCTTTGAAGGCGCCGGCAGTACAGCAGAACCTTATAACCAAGGCATATTTTTTAAAGGACATTGACCATGTTAGCTTCAGCACAACCCGTTTTCTTCAACATACCTTTTGCCAACGGCGCCGATGCCTCCCATAAACGCGCCATTCCGCAAGGCTCTCAGATTGGCGTAACCGGTGGTGCCGCTTCGTTAACGGATGGTTTTCCACCCCTTAATTTTTTACCGATTTCAGCAGGCGGTATCCCGCCATTCGGGCAGGATGTCAATGGCATCCTGAATGAAATAACGGCCAACGTGCAATGGCTGCAAGCGGGTGGGCTATCCAAATATAATACGGGCTTTTCGGCCGGGATTGGCGGCTACCCTAACGGGGCAGTGCTGCTCAATGCCTCAGGAACCGGATTTTGGATCAGCACGGCGGACAACAATACCTCGAACCCGGATGTCGGCGGCGCAAACTGGAAATGGATGGCCGCGAATTATCTGGATAAAAGCGTTACCGGCAATGTTAATGTCGTGCTGACCAATGCCGAGACCAGTTATGAGATCATTGACTTCATGGGCATTTTAACCGGCAATATTACTGTTACCGTCCCCTCTGCCGCCAATCGCTGGGTCATCAAAAACACCACGACCGGCGCTTTCACTATCACCTTAAAACTGGCCACCAGTAGCGGTGTAGTCGTTCAGCAAGGCACCTCATCAGCCATGTTCACCGATGGCACGACTGAAGTAGAGTTTGCTGAACAAACAGGCAACACGGCAACGCCTGGCGATAACAGCAAACTACTGGCGACCACCGCTTTTGTAAAGAAAGCACTTACTGACGCCATGGCAGCACTGGTTCCAACCGGTATCATTTCGCTGTGGTCGGGCGCGGTGGCTAATATTCCCAGCGGCTGGGTACTCTGTGATGGCACTTCCCCTACCCCGGATTTACGGGACAAGTTTATAATCGGTGCCAGCGCCACGCATACGCCTAATGCGACCGGTGGCAGTGCCGATGCGATTGTAGTCAGCCACAACCATGCGGCTAGTTCCAGCTCCAGTTCAAGCTTTTCTGGTAGTGCGTTAGGGGCACATGGGCATGGGGTAAGTGATCCTGGTCATACGCATAGCACTAATGCGTTAGCGGTAGCTAGTTATGGAGGCTCTGGATACTACTATCAACAACAACAAATGGTTGGAGCTACTATCAATGCAGCAGTAACCGGCATATCCATACAAACAGCCAGTGCAGGTACACCCGCAGGTTCAGTCAGCACCTCCACAACCACAACCAACACAGCAGCAGGTTCAAGTGGCACCAATGCCAACCTGCCTCCGTATTATGCGCTGGCCTACATCTATAAGCTGTAAGACACTGACATGCAGGATTCAGACCCCACCACTTGGCCCGCGATAACCTGGATAATTGCTCTCGTTATGTCCCTGTCCGGCGGCCTGATAAACTGGATCAGTCACAAGGCCGGGCAAACGCCGTTCAAAATCTTTGAACTCATGGGTGAATTGTTTACGTCAGGATTCGTCGGTGTAGGGCTTTTTATGCTGCTGGACTCATTACACCAGCCTTTAGGCATTTGCGCGGCGTTAGCAGGGGTTGGCGGCCACATGGCGACACGTTTTCTGTTTCTTGTGGAGCGGATTATCGAGGCACGGCTGATTAAGGCGACTGATAAGGATGTTTAGCCTTCACGGAATCAATTCCAGCCTTTTTTCAATTCTCTGAATTTTTTCATAGAGAAAATCAAGGGTTTTTTGCTGCCGGTCATCAACATCAGCGCAGGTTAAAACTTCGTAACGCACCGATCTTACGGTAGTTTCCAAACTGCCCAGCCTAAGTAATATATCGCCCTGTATTTTTTTTACATCCCCTATTTCAGAGCGGATAAGCCGAAGATGCTCAAGTACCAGGTTGTCTGTATCAGTCATGTTAATTTCCTTCTCTTTGTTGCTTTAGTTTTTTCCGTTCCAAGCTGCCATGCTTTCAAATCCTCCTATACTTTCTAAGCTGCCTATTCGGCAGATAATGATGAAAAGGATATTGATGCCTTTATAGCGCGTTTCTAAGCTGCCTATTCGGCAGATAATTGAAGAAAGCACAGCAGCGACGACAGTTTAAACGATTTATGCAATTTTGACTAACTAAACAGGACACCTGGCGTGCCCTTTGTTTTTCCTCTCACGCATCAATAGCCTACTTCGGCACTTGATACACACATCGGTCTGTGTGCGAGATATGACCGCTAAACGCACAGCGCCACATAACGGGCAGGTAAATTCCTTTTTAGGGCGTAGCGAGGCTAATAGGGCGGCAGGATTGTCACTATTGCTCTGCATCTTGAACCAGCTTGGCATCATGTAGTGCTGAGTCGTTAGTCGGTATAAATTCAATACTGCTCACAAATAAGCCTTGATGATTAGCGACAGCATCCCGCCCAGTAATAACCCCATCATCCATTTCAAAACGGCCAAATCAATTTTAACGGGTGACAATTCCTGTTGGAATTTTAAGTCCAGGTAATCACGGGTGACTAATTGCTCTTGTGCATCCGCTATCATCGACGTTTTAAATCCCGGTAGAAATTTTCGTGTGAATCGTATTCAAGCAAATACAGGATGTCAGTTTCAGCCCGGTACGCCAACAGCATCAGCGCGTTATTCACCTTAAACTTGTAAACCCGGATACCGGCAATATCTCCGGTTTTTAAATCGCCTATCTCAACGTCCTTAATAATGGCTTGAACCGCTTTGTCCAACAACTCTTTTTCGTTCGGGTGCAAGCGTTTAACGGCACGGTTAAAATAACCAGTAGGTACAATTTTCACGAGCCGAATACGTATTCAGTCACTTCACCCGCTTCAATTTCTGACAGGCTTATCAAAATCCCATTAACAAATGCCGCTGGCAGGTCTGGGTTTTCTTCACAAATTTTGCCTATCTTTGCCCAATGTTCAATTTGCATAGGGACTGACCGATGTAATGCTTGTGCTGTTATTTTTGCGTCGGCTATAAGTCGGTCTGATAATTTTACGTTTGCCATAATAGTCACTTGTGATTTGATAAAAGTTTATTATACGACTTTAAGTGTTAAAAGAAACCTTTTTAATGTCTAAAAACCCTTGGCGGAATTTTGGCGGTTTCAACTGAGGCAAACTGCGGTGTAGTTTCACTCGGTTATAAGACAATAACAATCAAGTTATTGATTAATAAGTATTATCAAAAAATAAAAATACATACCATACCACTTTTAATGCGATGGTCGCGCGTTCGAATCGCGCACGACCCACCACCTTTTTTTTGGGTTATCAATAAGTTATGAAGGCTTTTTGATAATCAGGTTTAACAGATAAAAAACCGCTGTCGGTTGGTTGTCGGTTTCACTTTTTGGCAACAAAGATTGTTTTTTAAACTGTGCCTTTTTTCCGGTTTTAGGCATGGCGATATACGCTTATGGATATGACCCGGACACCGAAAAAAGACAAACAGCCACCGGCGATAATAAAGACGGTATCAGCGCAAAAATAAAAACGCGCGGCATTAGCGTCAGTAACGACACCATTTTAAGATATTTGACCGAAGCAAAAGATTTACTATGACCCGCAAGCTACGAATGGCGCAAAACAAAACCGAATCGGTTAAGTCATAACCGAGCCTCGGCCTAAACCCTCCCACCTTTCGCCACACTGACCGCTCCTTAACCGAACACTCTGGAGCGTTCAAATGGCAACTTTACCCCGCGACATTTCATTAGATGACAATCTAATTATCAATACCTGCGAAGCAGCAAGATTAATTTGCACACCTGAGAAGTCATTAATCAAATGGCGTTCCACAGGTGAACACAATATTCCATTTCTCAAGATTGGGCGTAATGTCAGATATAGAACCCAAGATTTACGGCGGTGGGTTGAATCACACGTACAAGGCGGTGATGTATGAGCGGCGGGGACGCCACCCGCGCGGGCAACGCGGGCAGCGGGTACAACAGGGCGTGTTTTTCTAATAGCGCAGTTATTAAATCAAAATACCCTCCGTATGGCAAGCAGCTTGACACCCTGCTTAGAAGCGATCAGGGATGAGCGCGACCCCCCAGTGGAGTCGCGTAACAACGTGGAGCGCGGAACGCGAGGGCCGTTTAAATGGTATCCGCTTTCTGCTTTAATTTTTCTTTAAGCGCATCTTTTATGTATTCGGACATAGACACACCTAGATTTTCAGAGGCTTTAACAAGCTCTATTTTCAGGTATTCGGGTAATACAATCTGGAATCGGACTGTTTTTATTTTTGATTTCATGTGTGATTTACTGTGCATGTGTGTTTTACTGTGCTATATTATACACATGAAAATCATGAAAGCCTATAAATTCAAGTTTGAACCAACAAAAGCACAGGCAGCACAACTGGCTATCGAGTTCGGTTGTGCTCGGTTTGTCTGGAATCGTGGTTTGATTGAGCGTGATTATGCTTACAAAAATTGGGGTGTTGGTCTTAACTCAAACGACTTGAGCCGACATATTACCCAGTATAAGAAAACTGATTACCCGTGGTTGTGTGATGCGACAGCCGGTGTGTTGAATCAAAAACTGATTGACCAGGATAAGGCGTTCGATAACTTTTTCAAGGGTCGGGCAAAGTTCCCGAAGTTTAAGAAAAAGAGTCACGCACAAAGTATTCGGTATCAACTGGATCAACGGCATGTGCTGAATAATTACCGTGCCGGTGAGCTGATTAAACTGCCCAAGCTGGGTGAGTTAAAAGTTAAATGGTCACAAGTTCCCGGCGGCATACCCAAGATGGTCACGGTTAGCAAGTCTGCCAGTGGCAAGTATTTTGTCGGGTTTATGTGTGAAGTTGAACAAGGTTTAATGCCAATGACTGGAAAGGTTGTCGGTATTGATATCGGCATAAAGGACGTAGTTGTAACCAGTG